AGAACTACAAGGCGCGCAGGTTGCTCGGCAATCTGCTCGGTCTGATGACGGACGCTTCGCACCTCTCATGGACGTCCTGCGGCGACCGGCGATGCCTGGCACCTGAACACCAGCGGTACGGGACGATGAAAGAGATGTGTCGTGTCATGAAGCGCCGCGGGGTGTACGTCTCAGGCGCGCACCGCTCGATGTTATCGGCGCTCGGCCGTGCCAAGCACGCGAAGCTGCCGATTACCGAGCGCAGGACGGTGCTGCGCCTGCTCGCAGAGGGTGCGACGCACAAAGAGATTGCCGCGCGCTACGGCGTGCACTTCACGGCCGTGAGCAAGGCGGTGCAGTCGTGGGAACGCGCTACCGGCAGCGCGGTCGAATTGGGAGATGCGGCGTGAGGGTTCATCCGGTCGCGGACATCTTCCCGCGCATGACGGCGGCCGATTACGCGGCGCTGCGCGACGACATTCAGAAGAACGGCCAGCGTGAACCGATTTGGGTCTGGAAGGGTCAAATCATCGACGGCCGGCACCGGGCGCAAGCCTGCGAAGAACTTGGCATTGAGCCGGCGGCACGCGAGTACGACGGCGAAGAATCGACCCTTGTTGCGTTCGTGGTGTCGCTGAACCTGCACCGCCGGCACCTGGACGAATCGCAGCGAGCGATGGTGTTCGCTCGGCTCGCGACGTTGCCGAAGGGGGCAAATCAGCATACCGCAATTGCGGCACCCACTCAGGCGCAGGCGGCGAAACTGCTGAACATTAGCGTCGATAGTGGGCAGCGTGCAAGACGTGTACTCGACCAAGGCGCACCAGAACTTGTGGCCGCAGTTGATCGCGGCGAAGTGAGCGTGAGCGCAGCGGCTAGTGTTGCCTCGCTGCCGCAAGAGATCCAGCAGGACATTGTGGCAACCGGGCCGGAAGAAGTCGTCGAGGTAGCAAAGACGATTCGGGCCGCGCCGCACGTATCGCACAACTCTGGAAATAACGAGTGGTACACGCCGCAGGAATACATAGACGCGGCCGTGGCAACGATGGGGCGTATCGACCTGGACCCGGCCTCGTCCGAGGTTGCTAACCGGCGCGTTGGCGCGGAGAGGTTCTACACGGCAGCGGACAACGGCCTCGCTCAGAAGTGGCACGGCAATGTCTGGATGAACCCGCCCTATGCGCAACCGCTGATCTCGGAGTTTGCTGCGGCTCTTGTTTCAAAGTACCAGAGCCGTGAGATCGAGCAGGCGTGCGTGCTCGTGAACAACGCGACGGATACCGGCTGGTTCCGCCTGCTCGCTGAGGCCAGCAGTGCAACGTGTTTCACGAAGGGGCGCGTGCGGTTCATCGACCCGGATGGCAACCCGTCTGGTGCCCCGCTGCAAGGTCAGGCCGTTCTCTACTTCGGCGGAAACGCAGATGACTTTGCCCGCGAATTCAGAAAGCTCGGGTACGTGTTTGTCGGTAAGCCGGTCGCGTTGGCAGCATGAGCGAAGCGGCTGTCAGAGGAAAGATTCGCAACAGGGAACTGGCGCTAGTTGAGCGCGATTTCAGCGGCCTTCGTTGGAACCGGATCACACCGACGGACATAGACGCATTCGTGGAATTTCAGGACAAGCTGTTCGTGTTTATCGAGGGCAAATTCGCGGGTGCTGTGCTGCGCGGCGGGCAGCGGCTGGCGCTTGAACGGCTTGTCGACCGCTGCCACGTGCCCGGCGAAAAGAAATACAGCATTGCCTTCGTTGTATCCCATGACGGCTCTGATTGCTTCGACTACGCGAATGCGGCGGTAGTCGAGTACCGCTGGCAGGGAAGATGGATGCGCCCGAAGTGTCAAACAACGCTTAAGCACGCGATAGACAAGATGAAGGGGCGGTATCTCGATAACGTCGTCCAGTACAGGGACCACGCCGCGTGGGTTGCCAGCTACGAGGGCGCTGAATGACCGATCACCTCAAATGGTTCCGCCTCTACGGCGAGGCCGTTGACGACGAGAAGCTGCGCCTGCTCGCCTTCGAGGACAGGTGGCACTTCATTGCGCTGCTCTGCTGCAAAGCGCAGGGCCTGCTCGACCAGACTGACCCGCTCATGCGCCGGAAGGTTGCGCTGAAACTCGGCCTCGCCGAGCGCGAGCTTGACGAAGTGGCTCGCCGGCTCGCCGAGGTGCGCCTGGTGGATGCCGACACCCTCGAGCCGCTGGCCTGGGACAAGCGCCAGTTCAAGTCCGACGACTCGACGGAACGGGTTCGCGCCTATCGGGAACGCATGAAACGTTGCGAAGCCGTTACGAGAAACGTTTCCGAATCGGCCCAAGAGACAGAGACAGAGACAGAGACAGAGACAGAAGAAGGAGAGAGAGAGGTGCGCGCCAAGCGTTCGCCTACCGGCTCACGCCTACCGGACAACTTTCCGACGGACGTTGAAATCTCGTGGTGCCGGCAGAAAAGGCCGGAACTGGACGCCTTCGAGTTGCGCGACAAGTTCCGCGACTTCTGGTGCGCCATACCCGGCGCGAAAGGCCGCAAGACGGACTGGCCGGCGACGTGGCGCAACTTCGTTCGCAAAGAGTTCGCGCCCTACCGGCCGCCTGCTCGATCCTCCCCGCAGTCCAGCCGTTCCGCCGTTGTCGCGCAGCTCACTGGCAGAGCCAATTCCCCCGAGGTGATTGATGTCGAACCCACTCCCACCGCAATACGTTGACCGTCTGTTCCGCAGGTTCGCTGCCTTCTACGGCTCGCAGAAAGTCGGCGCCATGTGGGCCGACATGAGCGTCGAGGAAATCGCCGAGGCAAAGGCAGTATGGGGACAGGCGCTCGGCCGGTTCACGCCGGCCAGTATTGCCAGTGCGCTGCAGCGGCTCGTCGATTCCGGCAACGGCTGGCCGCCGACGTTGCCTGAGTTCGTCGAGCTCTGCCGGCAGGCTGCCATCGGCAGAACCGCGGCCATGCTCTACTCCGAGCTGCCGGCGCCAGGTGAGAGCCGCACCGACGTCGAAACAGCCAAGCGCAAGGTCGCCGAATTGCTGGCCGGGCTGGCGAAGTCCAAGCGGATGCCGACCGAATGACCTGCGCCACCTGCCGCCACGCCGCCCAGCTCGGCCCCGTGCTCTGCTGCCGGCACCCGAAAGAGCCGCAGCGCGACCTGGGCCCGCGAGCCGCTGCCGTCGTGTGGCGGGACAGGTGCGGTGGCAAGGGGTGGGTGCGATGATCGTCCTACCCTGGCCTCCACGCGAACTCTCGCCGAACGCCCGCGTCCACTGGGCGGCGAAGAGCCGCGCGGCCAAGGCGTACCGCTCGGCGTGCTACTGGCTCGCCAAGCGCGACGGCAAGCGACCCGAGCACGACGGCCGGGTGCACGTCCTGATCGAGTTCGTCCCGCCGGATCGCCGCAGCCGCGACCGCGACAACATGCTCGCCTCGATCAAGTCGGGGCTGGACGGGCTGGCCGAGGCGCTCGGGGTCAACGACTCGCGCTTCGACCTGACCATCCGCGTCGCCGACCAGATCGGCGGCATGGTCCGGGTGAGCGTTTCACATGAAACCGAACCGGAGGAGGACGCGTGGGCGTGACCTCCATCTTTCAACGCGACGACACAACCAAGGAGTGAGCCATGGAACGCGAGTTTTCGTACGCCAACGCGAGGAATGTTCTGTCCGGCAGCATCGCGCGGACCGCGACCGAGATGGAGCAGGCACGGCAGCTCTCTCGCTTGGGCGAGGCGATCGACAGCCTCATGGGGGCGGGCCTCGAGCTGGGCACGCAGTTCGATCGGCCGGCGGGAGGTGAGCGGTGATCAAGATGTCAGTCCGGGCCGATCTTACGGCCGCGCGCGACCAGCTCCGGCGGCTCGAGAAGGGACTGCGCGAACAGGCGATCGCCTCTGCGTTGAACCGCACCGCAGAGATGGCCAAGACCGCGGCCGTGCGTGACATCACGCGCGACCTCAACCTGCAGGCCAACTATGTCCGGGGGCGAATCCAGATCCGTCGCGCCTCGGCCAGGTCAGGGGTGCTCGAGGTCACGCTATCCAGTCCGGGCAAGCGCTCGGCCAACCTGATCCGCTTCGCCGAGCGCCGCGTGACGCTAGCCACGCACCGCAAGCGCACGAAGCAAGGCACGCGCGGCGTGTACGTGAAAATCCGGAAGGCGGGCGGCTGGAAGCTGGTCAAGGGTGCATTCATCGGCAACCAGGGCCGCACCGTGTTCCGTCGCGTCGGGAAAGAGCGGCTGCCGATCGAGTCGCTGCAGGCGATCGACGTGCCACAGGCCATGTTCTCCGACATCGGCGTGGCGAACCTGAAGCGCGCCGTCGCCACGATCTTCCCGAAGCGCATGGCGCACGAGATCCAGAGGCTGATCAGGCGATGAAGCGCGGGTCCTTCCCACGGTTATCCACAGCGGGTGCAATGACGCCCGATAGCGTTGTAGCGCCAGACCAACACTATGTCCGTCCGAACGATCACTAGAGAGGATGCGGCGGCAATTGTGGGCTTGTCGGCGCGGCACATGCTGCGCTTGCACAGCGAGCCTGACCCGCCGCCGTGGCTGGGCAATGGGTATCACTGCGAGCAGTTTGGGAGGTGGTTGCGACGGAGGTGGATGCGCGAAGCTGGGGTGACCGATTCGGGCCAGGTCTACGACTATGAAACCGAGCGGGCGCGGCTGACGAAGGCGCAGGCGGACAAGACGGAGCTCGAGGCGCGCGAGCTGCGCGGCGAGATGGTGATGGCCGAGCACGTGATCGAGTCGTGGTCGCGGATGTTGGGGGCGGTGCGGGCGCGGTTGCTGTCGTTGCCGAGCAAGGTGGGTCCGAGGACGAGGGCGGCGGCGGGCGACGAGGAGGCGGCGCGGGTGATCGAGGCCGAGGTGTTGGAGGCGCTGGAGGAGTTGAGCGGAGATGGACTGCCTGAGCGTACTCGATCGCGTCGAGCGGGAATGCAAGACGGTGCTAAGGCCGCCGCCGAGGCTGACAGTCAGCCAATGGGCCGACGAGTTTCGGCGGCTGAGCCCCGAAAGCGCCGCCGAGCCGGGTCGGTGGCGGACTGATCGTGCGCCGTACCAGCGCGGGATCATGGATGCGGTCAATGATCCGACGGTGCGAGAGATCGTAGTGATGAAGTCCGCGCAGGTCGGGTGGACGGAGATTCTCGGGAACATTGTCGGGTTTCACGTGGATCGTGATCCGGCGCCGATTCTGCTGATCCAGCCGACGCTCGAGATGGCGGAAGCCTGGTCGAAGGATCGGTTGGCGCCGATGGTGCGGGACACGCCGGCACTGAGGGGGAAGATCAAGGACGCGCGCTCGCGGGACAGCGGGAACACGCTGTTGCACAAGCAGTTTCCGGGCGGCCATGTGACGATCGCCGGGGCGAACAGTCCGGCGGGTCTGGCTTCCCGGCCGATCCGGGTGGTGCTGTGCGACGAGGTCGATCGGTATCCGCCGTCGGCCGGGACGGAGGGCGATCCGATCAGCCTTGCGAGGAAGCGGTCGACGACGTTCTGGAATCGAAAATTGCTGATGGGGTCGACGCCGACGGTGAAGGATGCGTCGCGGATCGAGGCGGCGTTTCTGGCGAGCGATCAGCGGTACTTCCTGGTGCCGTGTCCCCATTGCGGGACGGAGGATCGGTTGCGTTGGCAGCATGTGCGCTGGCCGGAAGGCCGGCCGGAGGAAGCGCATTACGTCTGTCCGCACTGCGGCGCGGTGATCGAGGACACCGACAAGCTGCGGATGCTCGAGTCGGGTCGGTGGGAGGCGTCGACCGAGTTCAACGGGGTGGCGGGGTTTCACCTGTCCGAGCTGTATTCGCCGTGGGTGTCGTTCGGCGCGATGGCGCGTGCCTTCACCGAGGCGAAGTCGAATCCTGAGATGTTGCGGACTTGGGTGAACACGTCGCTCGGCGAGACTTGGGTCGAGCGCGGCGAGGCGCCGAAGTGGGAGGCGGTGGCGAAGCTGCGGACGGGCTATGCCTCGGGGGAAGTGCCGGCCGGCGCTATCGCATTGGTGGCCGGGGTGGACGTGCAGACGAATCGCCTGGTGTGGGTGGTACGTGCGTTCGGCCGATCGATGACTTCGTGGCTTGTTGGATACGGCGAACTGTTCGGGGAGACGGACCAACAGGAGGTCTGGCTGCGGCTGCACGAGTTGCTCGAGGACGGGGTCGGCGGGCATCCGATCCGGCTGGGCTGCGTCGACTCAGGCTTTCGCGCCGACATGGTGTACCAGTTCGCGCGCCGCGAGCCGCGGGTGCGGGCGACGAAAGGACACGACGTTCTGGCCGCGCCGATTCGTCCGGCGAAGATCGATCTGACCTATGGCGGCCGGAAGGTTCCCGGTGGGTTGACGCTGTGGCACGTCGACGCGGGCTACTTCAAGGCGTGGGTACACGGCCGGATCGAGTGGCCGGTTGGAGAACCCGGCGCCTGGCATTTGCCGGAGGACACGTCCGACGACTATTGCCGGCAGATTGTGTCGGAGTCGCGGATCACGCTGCCGAGCGGCAAGCGGATCTGGAAGCGGCACGACCCGAACAACCACTATCTCGACGCTGAGGCGCTGGCGGCGGCCGGCGCGCACATGTTGCAGATCCATCGGGTGAAGGCGATACCTGCCGAGCCTGAGCCACAGGAAGTACAGGCGCCGCCGGTCGTGCCTGCGCGCATTAACCCACTGGCTGCCGCGCTCGCTGCGCGTCGGCGCCGACATTGAGCGAACCCATGATTACGCGACGACCCGCTCCGTGGATGCTGCTGGCGACCGGCCACGGCTCCATGATCGTGAACCGCAACGACTTCCGGATGACCGGCGAGAACACCGGCTACGGGGTCGGCTGGCAGCTGATGACGACGTCCTGGTGCGAGCCGGAGGAGATCGAGCTGCTCGGCCATCTTCTGAGGCTGCGCCGCAAGCACTATGGCGACGGCGTGTTCGCAGTCGACTGCGGGGCGAACATCGGCACGGTGACGGTGAGCATGGCGACTGCCTGCGCCGGCTGGGGCCTGGTGTTGGCCTTCGAGCCGCAGGAGCGGGTGTTCTACGCGCTGGCCGGGAATGTCGCGCTGAACAACTGCCTGAACGCGCGCGTGCTGAATGCCGCGGTCGGCGCCACGGACGGCGAGCTGCAGGTCCCGGCGGTCGACTACCTGCGGCCGGCGTCCTTCGGGTCGCTGGAGATGCGCCAGCGCGTCGAGACCGAGGACATCGGCCAGCCCGTCGACTACGGCACGACGCAGCCGGTGCGCCAGTACCGGCTCGACTCGTTCGGCATGACGCGGCTGGACCTGCTCAAGATCGACGTCGAGGGCATGGAGTTCGACGTGTTGGCCGGTGCGGACGAGACGATCCGGGCGTGCCATCCGATGCTGCTGATCGAGCATATCAAGGTCGACGCGGAGCGTCTGTTCGATCAGCTCAGGAGCTGGGGTTACGAGGTCATGCCGGCTGGCGTGAACTTCGTGGCGGTGCATTCGACCGACCCGTGTCTGCAGGAGATGAGGAAAGCATGAAAGACGGCGCGTTGTTGCGGGCGATCATCACCGAGGCGGCGCAGTCGACGGTCGGGACGTCGCTGACGTTCGTCGAGCAGGAGCGGGTGGTCTCCGCGACGATGGAGCGGCTGCGCGGCCAGTTGGGCGGCAGCGTCTTGCGCCTGTACATCCCCAAGACCGCGACCACGGACAAGGCGCGCCGCGCGCGGGAGATCCGCGCGCTGACGGGCGTGTCGAGCGTGTCCGCGCTGGCGTCGCGCTATGGGATTTCCGAGCGCCAGGTGCGCCGGATCGTGGGGGACAAACCGTCGGCCAAAGGGACATCTTCGACCTGAAAATGTCCATCGCTCCGAGGCAGGCTAAGTCGCGCGCGCCTACGCGCGACTTGCCACCAACCGGAGCGAATACATGGCAACTGGTGACGTGACCTGGTTCGACCAGGCGCTGGTCGACATCAGCAAAAAGCTGATCAACCTCTCGGCCGACACGATCAAGCTCGGCCTCATCACGACGTCGACGACGCCGGCGGCGACCACGGCGGTGCCGTGCTGGGGTGCCGGCGGCACGACGAACATGTCGACGAACGCCGTGGCGACCGGGACGTCGTACACGGGGCCGATCACGCTGGGGACGGTGTCCTGCACGCTCTCGGGCGGCAAGATGGTGTTCGACGCGGCCGACGTGAGCGTGTCGCAGGATGCGAGCGGCTTCACGAACGCGCGCTGGGGAATCATCTACAGCGACACTGCGACGAACAAGAATTGCATCGCGTTCGTCGATCTCGGGTCGGATCGGTCGATCGTGTCCGGGCCGCTGTCGATCACCTGGAACGCCAGCGGGATTCTGACGATCGACCAGGTGTAACCGATGCGCCTGGCCGACCTGCCGCGAACCGTCGTCGTTGACGGAAAGCGGCGGCGTCGTCATCGCGTTGGCCAGCCACCGAGCGAGTCCGAGGCGTATCGGGCGCTGCTGAGGGACGCGCAGGACGTGTATCGGCAGGCTCTTGGCTGCATCGTGATGATGGTCAACGTAGACGGTTCTCCGCTCTACGCGCTGCGGTCGATGCGCGAGGCCGGTCGAGGATTTTTGCGGGCCGCTGACGCGCAGCGGTGGGAAATGCCGGCAGGCGTCATGCCAGCCAATCAGCCAGGGAGTACGGAATGACCCTCGTCGAAGCGATCACGAATCTCACGCAGATCGTCACCCAGATGGCGCAGGCCCAGCAGGCAACCGGGATGACGGCCGAGCAGGCGGCGCTGCTACAGCAGGTGTCGGCCGACGTTGCGGCGCTCAAGTCGTCGCAGCAGACGGTGATCGGCTCGCTCGCCACGCACACGGAGCAGTTGAGCGGCCTTGCGCAGCAGTTGGCCGCGAACAGCGCGGCAGACGACGCCATGCGCGCGGTGATCGGCGACACGTCGCAGCTGGGTGCGTGATGCGCGCAGCAGTTCTCGCGCTCGCGCTGGCCGCCGCACCCGCGCTCGCGCAGCCGACCGTGGTCGGCGAGATCAAGGCGCTGCGAGATCGGGTCGGCGCACTGGAGGCGCGAGTATCGGCGCTCGAGGGGAGCACGCAGCCACCTGTCACCGGCAGTGCGACGCTCGATTGGGCGCCGAACACCGAGCCGGACCTTGCGGGCTACCGGGTCTATCACGGCACCGCGCCGGGATCGTACGGTCCGGCGGTGAACGTGGGGCTTGCGACGACCTACACGATCAGCGACCTGCCAGCCGGCACGCACTACTTCACGGTCACGGCCTACGACGCGGCAGGCAACGAGAGCGCGCGGGCGACCGAGGTCAGCAAGCGGATTCAGTGAATGCGCTACGACCCGACCACGCATGAGGCTTTCCGAACCGCCGCGACCGCACAGGCCGCGGCCGAGGCCGTTCGGGATTCGCTCGGCGCTGGCACGCTGACCTGTCTCATCAAGGAAGGCGGGGCGACGCGGTACAGCGGGACGTTCGCCGGGCCTTTGACGGCTGACGTCAATGGTGCTCTGAGTGCGTCGGCCGCCTGCACCGGGTCGGCATCGAGCGGCGGCACGCCGAGCGCGTCGACGTGGACGCTCACGATTCAGAATGCCAGCGGCACGCGGTGGATCGAGGGGAGTTTCGGGCCGGGCGGTCAGTTCACCTGGGACACCGGGACGCTGGCTGCCGGGCAGGGCGTGTATCTGAACTTCTCCGTCGCCTCAATTCATCCGTCAGTCGACCTTTACGGACTGCAGTGGCCGAGCAACAACTACGAGACGAACGCGCTCACGCTCGCGTACATCCTGAACCCGCAAAACGACGGGATGCCAATCTGGGGACCGAGCGGCAACGGCGCGACATACATCTGGGAGTACAAGCCGGTCCAGCAGGCCGGGTACTACGCGGTGCTGTGGTGGGCGGGCCTCGCGCAGGCGAACGACACGAACTACTTCAGCAACTACGTCGCACAGTGCTATTGGGGTGCGCATCCGTATCCGTATCCGAGCGGCCACGACCAGGTCAACCACAAGTGGGAGATCGCGGTCTACGCGAGCGACATCATCAACACGCTGCCCGAGGGCGTCGGCGCCTCGGTCGATGTGGTCAAGGACGTCTGGTACACGCAGGGGTTCCGCTGCTGGAAGGCGGCCGATGGGAAGAAGGTGATGCGCTACTACATCGACCTGCCGAGCCTGGTCGATGGAAAGATCATTCAGTTCACAGCGGTCGCGTCGTATGGAGAGACGCTGCCGGATGCGACCTTTGCGCCGCCGGCAATCATGATGGGCGACGCGCCGTGGGCGAGGTCGAAAGAGTGCGCGTCGGGAACCACGCGGCGGCTGAAATTCTTCAACAGCCTGCTCTCCGAGTCGGACATGCTGACCGAGGCGGGCGACATGAGCGCGCTCAAGACGTCGGCTGGGTCGTCGTCCATCTGGTACGGGAAGAAGAACTACAGCAGCGCTGACGACCTGACGTGCGATTACGCGACCGGGCGCTCGTTCGTCTGGTTCGACTCGCACAAGGCCACGCGAGTGTTGACGTGACATGGCGGCTGCATACAGTACCTCGGCTGCGTCGGGCGTCTCCACGCCGGCCGCCACGACCTACGACAGCCCGAGCGTCACGCTGTCTGCCGGCGACGTGGTGTATGTGCTGGTCGGAGCGTCGGCTGGCTCGCCATCGAATCCGTCGTCGTGCGTCTGGGACCCAACAGGCGTCAATGAATCGCTGACTCAGGTCGGCTCGACGCTCACGCACTGGTCGTTTGCGCGGGCGACGCTCTTTCGCGGCGTCGGGCTGACTGCGAAAACCGGCGTATTTCGCGCGGCGTGGCCGCAGAATCAGGACGAGCGGATCGTCGGTGTCTGGATCGGCTCGGGGATCGACACGACGACGCCGAACGGTACGGTAGCGACCGCGACCGGGACGAACACGACGCCGAAGGCCACTGCGACGACGACGGCGGGCCAGCTGGTCCTCATGCTGGCGATGGCGTCGAAGGACAACACCGCCGCGCGGACGTTCAACAGCCCGACGGGTACTGAGCGGTTCGACGCGGCCACGTCGCCCAGCGATTACGACAACGTCGCCGCGCAGGATCTGACCGCAAGCGGATCGAGCACGGCGCCGCAATGGACACTTTCTGGCGCGGTCAACGGATGGGCGGCATTTGTCATTCCGCTCAACGCAGCGGCCACTGGGACGACCATCAACTGCGGCACGGGCACCGCCGGCGCCGCAGGTCTATCGGCCAGCATCAGCACCGGGAGCACGATCGCCGCCGGTGTCGGAGCGGCGGGTGCCGCGGCGCTGACTGCTGGCATCGTTGCGTCAGGCACGGTCGGCGGCGGCGGGACGTTCGCCATCGCCACGGATTACGGCCGAGCCGGGGCCGCCGGCCAGGCGGCGACGGTCGCCTCGTCGATCACGATCAGCGCAGCGGTCGGCGCAGCTGGCGCATCTGGGCTTGCCGCGACCGTCACCGCAGCGACCGCGATCGCAGCCGGCGTCGGCGCGGCCGGCGCGGCCGGCTTGCAGGCCAGTGTCTCGACCGGCATCACGATCGCTGCCGCGACCGGCGCAGCAGTGGCCGCAGGCCTGTCCGCCGGAATATCGAGTCCGATCGCCGTCTCGGCAGCGGTCGGCGCAGCCGCAGCAACCGGACTGCAGGCCAGCCTCTCGACTGGTTCGACCATCTCGGCGGGCGTGGGTGCCGCGGGGGCGGCGGGCCTGTCCGCGAGCGTCGCCAGTCCGATCGCGATCAGCGCGGCCACTGGCGGCGCAGGGGCCGCGGGTCTCGCCGCGTCGATCTCGAGTGGCTCGGACGTGTCGGCCGGGGTCGGCGCCGCTGTCGCAGCGGGCCTGCAGGCGGGGGTGTCCTCGCCGATCACGCTCGCCGCGAGCACGGGCGCGGCCGGCGCGGCGGGTCTCGCGGCTTCGGTGAGCCTGGGGTCGACGATCCCGGTCGGCATCGGGGCGGCGACCGCGCTCGGCCTGACTGCGGCGGTGACCGGGACGACGCTCATCGTCGCCGGGATCGGTGCGGCGGGTGCGGCGGGACTGTCCGCCACGGTGGTCGTCGGCAATCAGATCGAGGCGCAGGTCGGTGCGGCGGCGGCTTCCGGCTTGCCGGCAACGCTGATGAACGCAGTAACGATCGACGCCGGGATTGGCGCGGCTGCTGTGCTCGGCTTGCAGGCCTACCTGCAATCGGCGCCGTCGATCGACTTGCCGCACTCGCGGCGGATCGGTCCGACACTGGCGCAATTTGCGCAGGGTAGGGTCGGTGCGCGGCGCACTCAGTTTGGTGTGCGCCGGATCGGGCCGCGCCGAATTCAAGGGGACTGATATGGCACTGGTCGACAAACTCATCGCCGGGGACGCGCTCGATTTCGACATCGCCGTCGCCGACAACGAAGGAAACACCTACACGCCGGCCGACGGGTGGTCGATGACGCTGCGACTCGTTCCGCGAACGTCGGGAACGTCCATCAGCATCAGCGCATCCGCGACGTCGGACAACCTGGAATTCAACGTAGCGGTTGCCTCGTCGACAACCGCGACATGGGCTGCCGGGGACTATTCGGCGTTCGCGCTCGTCACGCTCTCGGGTGAGCGCAAGACGGTCCATATCGGCGAGCTGGAGATCCTCGCCGATCCTGGGACTGCGACCGCTTATGACGTGCGATCGGACGCCAAGAAAACGCTCGACGCGCTCAAGTCCGCGCTGCAGACCTACGCGACGAACAGCCAGGGCCACGTCGCCGAGTACGAAATCGCCGGCAGGCGGATGAAGTTCCGCAGCTCGGCCGAGATCATCGAGCAGATCCGCTATTGGGAGCGCGTGGTCGCCGACGAAACCGTGGCCGAGCGGCTCGCCGCCGGCCTGTCCTCTGGGCGCAAGATTTACACGAGGTTCTCGACATGAACATCCGAGAGAGCATTCGCAAGCTGTTCGGCCGCCAAACCAAACAGGGACGGCCGCTCTACATTCGCGGATTCGACGGCGCGCGCACCGACGAACTGACGTTCGGGTTTGCGAGCACGAACAATTCGATCGACGTCGAGATTGCCGGCGCGCTCGAGAAGCTTCGCGGCCGTTCCCGGAACCTCGCGCAGAACAACGACTACGCGCGGAAATTCCTGTCGCAAGTGTCTACCAACGTGGTCGGGCCGTCCGGGTTCTCGCTGCAGGTCGCTGCGAGCGACGGGCCGAAGCTGGATGCACTCGCCAATACGATCATCGAAGGATCGTTCTCAGACTGGGGTCGGCGTGGCATCTGCGAGGTGTCCGGTCAACTGTCGTTTGTCGAGGTGCAGCAGATCGTTGCCGAGACGCGGGCGCGCGACGGCGAGGCGCTGGTGCGCCTGGTACGCGGGCCGGAGTCAGGCAACAAGTGGGGTTTTGCGCTGCAGCTCGTCGACATTGACCGGCTGCCGATCGGCTACAACGTCGATTTGCGAAACGGAAGCCGGATCGTGATGGGGGTCGAAATCAACCGCTACGGTCGGCCGGTCGCCTATCACCTGCACCGCAGTCATCCTGGTGCCGTGCCGGATACCTATGCGTATCAGAACATCGAGCGGGTGCCGGCGACCGACATCCTGCACCTGTTCCGGTCGATGCGGCCGGAGCAGCGGCGCGGGGTTCCGGCCATGCACACGGCGATGCTGCGCCTCGAGATGCTCGGCAAGTTCGACCTGGCTGCGGCCGCCGCCGCGAGGAAGGGCGCCGAAACGCTCGGATTCTTCCAGTCACCCAATGGCGAGGTGCTTCCGGGTGACGCGACGGCCGCGGACGGGAACCAGGTCACGACAAGTGTTCCGGGGACTTACGAAACCCTGCCGGCTGGGTACGAATTCCGACCCTACGAGTCGCAGTATCCGAACGCGTTGTACGGCGAGTTCGTCAAGGCGAGCCTGCGCGGGATCGCCGCCGGCCTCGGGGTGAGCTACAACAGCCTGGCGAACGATCTGGAAGGGGTCAACTATTCGTCCATCCGCGCCGGGGTGTTGGAGGAGCGTGACATGTGGATGGCCGAGCAGCACTGGCTGATCGAGGCGTTCCTGCGGCCGGTGTACGAGAACTGGCTGCGCTCCGCGCTGCTGGCGCAAGCGGTGACGTACCCGCTTGGAGGGGCTTTGCCGGCGACCAAACTGGACAAGTTCCTCTCGCACCGCTGGCAGGGCCGTCGCTGGGCGTGGGTCGATCCCCAGAAGGACATCGAGGCGAACATCGCGGCGATCAACGCCAAGCTGAAAAGCCGCCGGGAGGTCATTGCCGAGCAGGGCCGGGACATCGACGAGGTCTGGACGCAGTTGCAGGCCGAGCAGGACGCGGCAAAGGCGCTCGGGTTGGATCTGACGCCGGCCAAAGCCGCGGCGACACAGGCCGCGCCTGTGACAAGTTCCGGCTAAAAATGTCCGCTGCGCTTGCGCACCATGCGATGCATGGAAAAGCGCAAGCAAGTCGGCAAGCTATCGCGCTCGGTCACGATCGAGCGCGACGGCTCGGGTGACGCGGAAGTTTTTCGCGCGTCGATTTCAAGCGAGGAACCCTACGGGCGGTGGTTCGGGACCGAGATCCTGGACCACTCGCCGGGTTCCATCGATCTCTCCCGCGCCGCCGACGGCCTGCCGCTGCTCTGGGGGCACGACGGTCAGACGCGCGGCACGGTGATCGGGCGGGTCGAGAACATCCGCGTCGAGGACAAGCGCCTGCGCGGCGATCTGCGGTTCTTCACGACGTCGTCGGCGCAGGAAGTCCGAACGATCGTCACCGAGGGCCACCGCGAGATGTCGGTCGGCTACTCGGTCGAGCGCATGAAGCTCGTCGAGGCTGGCAAGGATGGCACGCCGGATACCTACCGGGTCGTCAAGTGGACCCCGATGGAGGCGTCCATCGTCGGCGTGCCTGCCGATGCGACGGTCGGTGTCGGCCGCGACGCGAAAGACGCAGTGGATTCGATCGTCGAGATGCCCGACCCCGAAGTTCCCGAGCAGGAGGCCAGGGCGGCCGAGCCTGCAGTCAATCAGCAGAAAGGAGAGATCCGAATGGACGAGCAACAAGCGCCGGCCGCCGATCACGTCGCCGACATCATCAAGCTCGGCGAGAAGTACGCGCAGCTGGGCGGCGACAAGGTCGCGCAGGAGTACCTGCGCTCGGGCCGCAAGGACCTGGTCGAATTCCAGACAATGCTGCTCGAGCGCATCGGCACGAAGGGCAGCGAGACGGCCGGCGACCTGGGCATGTCGGCCGCCGAGCGCAACCGCTTCTCGGTCGTGCGCCTGGTGCGCGCGCTGGCGAATCCGTCGGACCGCTCCGCGCGCGCCGCGGCGGCCTTCGAGTTCGAGGCCAGCGAGGCCGCGCTCAAGGCGCAGGGTCGCGGGCTGCGTGGCAATGCGCAGGCGACGATCCCGCTGGACGTCCTGTACCACGCGCAGCGCGACCTGATCGTCGCCACCTCGACGATGGGCGGCTACACGGTCGGCACCGACATGATGGGCGGGTCGTTCATCGACGTCCTGCGCAACACGACCTACGTCGTAGCTGCCGGTGCGACGGTGCTCTCGGGCCTGAACGGCGCGATCGCCATTCCCAGCAAGACGTCGGGTGCGACCTCGTACTGGGTGGCGGAAGGCACGGCGCCGACGGAAGGCGCGATCGTGTTCGGCCAGGTCACCATGTCGCCGAAAACGGTCGGCGCGTGGGTCGACTTCAGCCGCAAGCTGATGCTGCAGTCCTCGATCAGCGTCGAGTCGATGGTCAGGAACGACCTCTACGCCTCGCTCGGTCTGGAGATCGACCGCGCCTCGCTGAACGGCGCCGGCACCGGCTCCGAGCCTTCGGGCATCCTCGCTTCGACGTCGGTCGGCACGTCGACCATCGGTGCGCAGGGCGGGGCGCCGACGTGGGCCTCGATCGTCGAGCTGGAGACGCTTGTCGCCGCCGGCAACGCCGACCGCGGCCGTACTGCGTACTTCTTCAACAGCAAGACGCGCGGCAAGCTCAAGACGATCACGAAGTCGACGTCTGCGGTCACCGGGTTCATCTGGGAGCCGGACAACACGGTGAACGGCTACCAGACCTACGTCACCAACCAACTGCCGTCGAACCTCACCAAAGGCACGACCACGGGCCAGTCGGCGGCGATCTTCGGCAACTGGCAGGACCTGATGATCGGCCAGTGGGGCGGTCTCGATCTGCTCGTGGACCCCTACACCGCCAGCAACACCGGCACGGTGCGCGTGGTGGCGCTGCAGGACGTCGACATCGCGATCCGTCGCGCCGCGTCCTTCGCGGTGGCGAAAGACTACACGGCCTGACGGGTCGGCGTGGCTCTCCGGTGGCTAGGCTCGATCGGCCGAAAGACGGTGCTCCCTGCCGTTTGCCACCGGGACCTTCTCAGGGCGTCGTCAAGGGGAACGACTGATGGTGTGGCGAGCGGAGGACCCGGAAGGTAACGAGGCGGCGAAAGTCCGCTGGGACGTCGTCCCGTATGCCTGCGGCCGTGGCATCGACATCGGCTGCGGCGAGGCGAAGGTGTTCAACTCGTTCCTCGGCGTCGACAACTGCAAGGACAACGTCCTGTTCGGCGCCAAGATCCGGCCGGACCTCGGCGCAGACGCGACGAACCTCGCGATCTTCGCCGACGGCTCGTTCGACTGCGCGTTTTCCAGCCATACGCTCGAGCACATCGAGGACTATCACGCGGCGCTCGCCGAATGGTGGCGACTGGTCAAGGTCGGCGGCTGCCTGGTGCTGTACCTGCCGCACCGCGACCACTACCCGCGAATCGGCCAGCCTGGCGCGAATTACGACCACAAGCACGATTTCTCGCCCGAGGACATCGTCGAGGCGATGCGCGAGATCGGCCATTGGGACCTGTGCGTCAACGAGACGCGCACCGAGGACGCCGAGTATTCGTTCCTGCAGGTCTACCGCAAGCGCGACGACGGCCTGTGGCACGAACGCTGGAAAGACCCGAAGCCGGCGAAGACGCTCGCGCTGGTGCGCCTGGGGGCTTTCGGGGATGCGCTGTGGCTGTCCTCAGTGTTGCCGCACCTGAAAGCTCAGGGCTACCACATCACGGTTTACACGCAGGACCAGGGCGAGATTGTCCTGCGCCACGACCCGAACGTCGACCGCATCATCAAGATGCCGGACTACTTGTTCGAAGGCCTGAACCTCGTTCAGTACTGGCTGCACGAGGAGGCGAAATACGATCGGTTCGTGAATCTCGTCGGCTCGGTCGAAACCCGGTTGCTGCCGACGCCGAAGGACTTCGAATTCTACTGGTCAGACGAGGTCCGTCGCGAGGTGATGAACGAGAACTACCTCGAGGCCGTGCATCGCTGGTGCGGGGTGAAGGCGGCGCCGCGCGTGCGGTTCTGGCCGACGGTCGAGGAACGGCAGCAGGCCGAGCTGCGGCGGGCAGAGTTCGCGGGCCGGGTCGTGGTGCTCAATCCAGCCGGTTCCGGCCAGTTCAAGTGGTGGCCGCACTGGGTGAAGGCTGCCGAGCTGATCGCCGCGCGCGGCGCGCATGTGGTGATTCTCGGGGATGCGCCGGTCAAGCCTGGCGCGACCTTCCCGGAGCGCGTGCATGTGGTGGGCCGGAACTGGTCGATCCGCGAGGCGTTCGCCTTCGCCCAGCTCGCCGACGTGGTGGTCGGCACCGAGTCGGCGATCGTGAATGCGGTCTCGTTCGAGTCGATGCTGAAGGTCGTGCTGCTGTCGCACTCGACGCAGGAGAACCTGACGCGCGACTGGACCGAGACGGTGACGATCGCGGTCGACGGGCTGGACTGCTATCCCTGCCACCGCATCCACACGCAGATGTTCGCCTGCACGATCGACCGCGACACGCGCGCCGCCGCTTGCCAGGCGTCGATCAGGCCCGAGCAGGTCGATTCCGTGGTGGGCGACTACCTCGAGTGGCTCGCCGTCGAGAGGAAAGCGGCGTGACCGAAGACCTC